GCAGAGCGATCCTGACTAAAATCATCTGTTACTGTGCGAATAACAAGTCTCTTATCATTCACTGATAAAGACAATGTACTCAGCAAATCAACAACAACACGGTTTACAGAGCGTGGCTCACCTGTAAGTGGCCCGCCACCAATCTGTGCATCAATAGGCAGAGTCTCAGCTTCAACATTGAAATCAAAACCAATCTCAGCAGATGTTATTTCTTGTACCGCAGATACATCCACATTGCCGCTAGCAACTGTAAACTCACCAAGATAGTTAGTGCCATTCACAACCTTTACCTTCGCGCCATTTGCAAAGTGGCTAGACACATTAAACACACCGGCAGTTCCAGTAAAATTGTTAGAGAAGTCCATATTCAGTGTGGACTCAAACTCCATCAAGATATGCTTGCTAGTGCCAGCGCCAGTATCAAAAGTGCCAATACAAAACACACGATCATCTACTGTGCAGATAGAATGAAACTTGCCTGATGTTGTCCACTGTGTCCAACCAGCACGTTGCTCTGCTCTATTCGATGTAAACACAGCCAGTGTGCCATCATCATTAAGAACAAAAGCATAAGACTCAGGGCGGTTGATTGCGCCACGCAGAATAGACATCTGCACCGGATTACTAATCAAATGCGGTGACAGCACCGAAATACCAGTAGATACATAAGCTGCTTCTGCATCAGAATAGATGTACTCACGCACTACTGAGCCAGTTTTCTGCACATAAATAGTGGCACCATCAAACGAGCTAGGACGCACAAAGTTTGCGCCATATGATGTTTGCCTACGCACCTGTGCATTAGTTGGTGTAATTGGCTTCTCGGTAAATGACGGTATGTACATCTCAGACGTACTGGTAAAGATCTGCAAATCACGATTAGACACCAGATGCCTGATAGTGTTTATCTCACCAATAGACGCTGTTAAATCTAGCGCGTCATTGTCTTCGGCGTTCCCAATGTCAAAGTTAAAGTAGTCAGCAGATTTGCTTGCCCAAATACCATCAGGCTGAGCCAAGCTGCCGCCTAGCCACAACCTGTTCTCGTGAAAGGTGACAGCGCCGGGGTAGCCCCGCAGCGCACTATATGATTGCTCACCCCATTCAGTAGACGCTGCATGAGTTACAATCTTTGGTGAGCCACCGCCAATAGTAGACTCATTTGCAGACCCACCGGCAGTAACAACAAACTCATTTTCATCAATGACCTCTGTTACGGTGCGAGTGCCATTAATGTTATTTGCAGATATACCGCCCACTGCACCAGCAGAAGATATTGTTATTGAATCATTTTCTGCCAAACCATGATTCACAAAGGTAATGTGAATACTGGTGCTGCCGTCTGTTGTTTCTATTGCATCTCTATCAAGGTGAACCAGAAGTTCATCCGTTATGTCACCTGTAGCCTGTGTGGCAGACTGAACAGATTTAATCTCTATCTCATTGTCATGATACCTTAGAACCACGCCAATATGCTTTGAACTTGGATAGTTACCACCAGACTGACTCCCAGTAGTATCAAAGTAATTTGCGCTTGTTGTAATCGTAATGCCATTGCCTGTACTAGCAGATGGATCAAGCGTTACACCAATATCTTGGAACGAGTAATATGGCTGATTAATACGATAGCTATCAGCACTTGTATTAAACGTCATTAACTCAAGCTGGAATGTTGTAAGACTTGTGCGCACCAGTTTGCGCACCATAAACGTCTGATGAGCAATGAACATAACATCGCCAGCTTGTGCGTATGTTAGCTCTGGTAGCTTGGCGTTGGTAAAAGGTATGGCATTGCTGTCTACATCAGCAGTAAGTGTCTGTATTAAGGACACTGCACCAGTTGTAGGATCAATCTGAAAGATTCTGATCTTTGCGCTTTCAAGGCTAATAATATACCGCTCATCATCAGAAAAGATGAATGGCACCAGCCTGAGTTGCTGCGTGGCGGAGGAATCCACGGTAGTGTCAAACTCATATATGCGCTTGGTGCCAAAGCGTTTGAGCAATCCACCCTCATTGCGCAAGAAGAAGTTTTCTATCTTCTTCGCAGAGTTATTGTAGAGCGGAGTGTCAGTTCTCGAAACAAGCGATGGGCTGATCTCACCATACTGAAAGTTACTAATCGGTACGCGGACTCTAGCCATTAACTTCGCCTGTCAGTAATAAACCTCGACGTTACCAGCTTGCGCGTGGTCTGCTGCTGTGCATCCAAACTACGAGCCTTTGCCATCGCCTTTGTTGAGGCATCTTGCATTAGAGCCGCAAGACTTGGATCTCTTGCAATGGATGTGGCAAACAATGTTGCCAGTCCATACTCAACAGCGATTGTAAAATACGAGGGCCAATCTTGTTCGTTTGCCCTGTATGTATAATCTGCAATCAACACATCGTTTGTTGATGTATTGCCATAAACCTTATCACCGTAAATCTGATACTCAATCGGGTTGTCGTTTACAGTAATGGCATGAATCATTAACGTGCCATCTGGCTGCTGATAAGCATTATCATATCTACCAGTTGGAGCATCAGTCAGTCTGTTTAACACATCCTGATTAGTAGAGAACCGCCAACGTGCGTTTACTAGAGATGCTCTAGCTACATCCTCATACATGTTCACAGAGACAAGAGCCTCTGTGGTGCCGTCGTCAAATGACGTAATTGGTTCTGCGCCAATAAGGATCAATGCCCTTGCGCAGATATCAACTGCTGAGTTTGCTGCGGTGCTGCTAACTGCCATGAGTAGTGAGGGGGGCTTTCACCCCCCTCTCCTTTTTAGTCGCCATCTGTCTCAGCTACCGCAGTGCCATCAGACACATCGACAACTGAACCAGTGTTTGACAAAACAGTACAAAAGTTTGTTGTTGGCACATTGGTATCGCGAACGATAATCAAGTCCCGAACATCAAGCATATTTGCTGCACTGTTAAAATACCCTGCGGTATTTACCGTGGCAATCGCATCGGCAGATGTGTACATCCACAAGCTACCGTTTGAATCACCACCAACACGAGTTAGTCCGCTTGAAGCAAAAGCCATTTCCTAACCCTCCTAGTTGTTGTCCAGAACTTCGTACACACCGTTATCATCGATAACAGTTGCACCCATCGACATCATCGAGGTTGCAAGGTGTGATACTTTTTCTGCGACATAGTTGATCTCAGTCGTGACATCAGCGTTGATGCCCAAACCAATAGCTGAAGTGTGATACGCCATGTTCTTACCGGCAGTGATCGCTGACGTTGAGAAGATCTTGAAGCCAAGAAACTCTTTCATTGTCATGCCACCAGCAAACGGAAGATTCTGCTCACCAACAAAGTCTGACGATGCAAACTCAGTAATGTTGAACAGATCAGCATAACCCTTCGGGTGCATTGCCAGATAACGCTGACCGTCTTCTGGAATGTTTGCTGTGCCAAATGTCTCAAACAGTGACAGCAGATCGGCTTTTTCAAGAGCAGATGATGCGTCGTGGATCTGAGTTGAGTTAGCGCCAGCGTCCATTGCTGTGTACAGGATGTCATCAGTCTTACGCCCAAGTGCGGCAGCAGCAGATTGTGCTACAGCCTGACGCTCGTTGATGTTGATCTTGAGTTCATCCAGCTTGTCAATGTACTCAGCAGCATAGAAGTCAGCCATGGTGGCTTCTACTTGCGTATGCGCCAGTTCCATTGCGGTTACGTTGCCGTTGCGTGATTTGGTAGAAGCAGTGCCAGTACCAATCTTTTGGAATCGAACAGTCGAGCCAGTCACATTGTTTGCCATACGCACAGTGTTCCGCAGTTTGGAACCCATACGCTGATAAGCCATGTGTACCTCAGACTCAAACTGCTTAATGAATGCGACATCAATAGTGTTCGCCATTTTACAGTCCTCAAAGGTTGTTTACACATTGACGGTTATCTGTTTGGCATCCTCAACGCGATTGTCCTTGCGGGTCGCTCAGTGCATTACAGGCCGACTTAATTCACCAATACCATCATTTTTATCTACAGCGCAACGCTCAAATCGCATAAAGGTGTGACTGTTTATTTCATACATAGTTTCATCGAAGGTAAACCCGCACCAACTTAGCCACATAATCGTATCGTGATGATCCACTGGCACATAGTTTTCAACGCTGGCAAAGCTACCCTGCAACAAATCAATCGTTGCACGACAGCCGCGTAAGAACGGACGGAAGTTGTAGTTGATTCCATTAGTACCAAGTAGCCAGATTCTAGCGTGGACATCATCTATTGGCACATTTCCACACATACCAATGGGCGTTTCATCAAGCCTAAGTGTGTAGGTTACTGCCCCATCAATAACAAATGGCTCAGTCAAAGCCTCAAGTGGAGTAAGGTTGTGTATATAGCATTCCCTTACATCAGCCTTGCGCATGTTGTCAGCAACACGCTCTGCATGTTCGGGTAGGCTTTTGATTAACGAGAGCCTACCAACTCGTATGACTTCATTAGCCATTTGAGAATATACGCTTGAAGCCATCATCAACCTCTTTCACAAAGGTTGGATCTCTACGCGCAGGATCGTGATAGCGTGGATCAAGCATC